CAAATGCACCTGAAATTGTTGCAGCTTATGGTGAAGGTCACCGCCGAGAAGTGCGTGTGAAATACAAAACTCCAGTAACGGAAAATCAGGTATCTACATCTGAGCATTGTGGAGTTGACGTTATCCCAGCTTATGCTGAGACAACTGTTTCTTTAGGTAAATATGTTCAGCTTTCGATGCATATCACTGATGATAAAATTCGTCAATATTGCGCGGATGCTTCAGCTACGGTTGCAGTTGGTTTACCAGCTACACGTTTGATGAATGAGCATTTAGATTCTATCCGTCACGCAATGAGAGGTCTATACGCTAAAATGGAAACTCAGTTAACTACTGCAATGGCAACTCAGTTCGGTGTTAACGCTCGTACTGGTGCTTCTACTTCTACTTCAGTTAACTTCAACTTAAATGGTTCAACTCAGAATTTTGCTGAAGGTTTAACTCGTATCTTAACTGATGCTGCAATCAATGAGATTTGCGGTACACCAATGATCGTAGGTAACGGACATATCCACGGATTTGCTCTTAACTACTTATCACAAGCTTATGGATTAAACCAGAATGGTATCGACCAATCTCGTTTAGCTGATGCATTAGGATTCCAGTTTTATCACTCACAAAAAACTGCTACTACTTGGGGTGCTAACCAATTTGGAGTATTCGCGCCAGGTTCAGTACACTTAATTACTAACCCTCGTAACGTAGGTAACTTCGCTCAAGATTTAGGAACTGTGAAGCAATTTACAATGGTTGACCCTGGTATGCAATGCTGGGCGCCAAATGGCTTAGGTAACTTCGTTTGGGATGTTCAATTAGAATATAACGCTTGTACAGAAAGTAAGAGTGGCGGTTACGCTGGTTCTACTTCAGTAGGTCGCGGTTGGATGTTAACTTTATCAGCTAACTACGATTTATTTGTTAGTCCATCTGCTACTGACGGTGCTGATGCATTAGCTGGAGTAAATGGTGCATTACGTTACACTGCAACAAATTCTTAATCTATGAATTGTTTAACCAATTATATTGGTATGCCGACTTGCACGGGGGGGGAAACCTCCCCAAGTGGCATATCTCTCAACGTGCTTGAGATTATCAATAAAAAATTAATCGCGTCAATTGCTGATGATGATCAGGTAACACTTGCGAGTTGTTTAAGTGATATTGAGAGCCGAGCAATTATGAGGTTAAGCGATGATGTTAGAGCGGAGTTTTATAAAAAGCAAAGGTTGCGCAATATCACTGCTCAATATAATTTAAAGCGCGACCAATTAAGCACAACGGCAACTACACCGGATGCATATGTTAGCAAAGGAGTTTATATCTCTAATGTATATGATAGCATCCAAGGTTTCCATGAGCCATTAAAAAATATTCACATCCAAAATGTAAGCTTTTATGCTGATGCGGATGATGTGGGTGAAACTACAACTTTAAATATTGTAGACCTTGACACTTCAGCAATTATTTATACAAAGAGTGTAACACTTGTTACCGGTTGGAATAGTTGGGACATCGAGTTAAATTGTGCGTCAAGTTACTATTCTAATCCAAATAGAGTTTTTATTTATGTAGATGCAACTGCATTATCAAACTACGATAAAATATTGTTGCAACCTATTACCGATGCGGCTTTTGATGGATTGACAATTTATGGCGCTAAAACAACTGCAAGTTCAAATATTACTTACAGCTCATTAGAGCTTGGTGATAACACTTTCGGTATGCAAGTGATAGCTTCGGTTAAATGTAGTTATGATGCCGTTATATGTCAAAATAGAGAGGTTTTTAAAAGAGCCTTACTTTATGCGATGGGCATCGAGGCAATGCGTGAGTTATTATCATCAGACCGTATTAATGGTTATACTACTATCGGACGCCAGGAAGCTAAAGATAATATTACCGCTTGGACAACGGACTATACAACTGCCTTGTTTAACGCGGTAGATGGATTAAATGTAGATGGCGGAAACTGCGCGGAATGCCACAACACACTAATGGTTAAAACTGCTAAAGGATTTTATTAATATGGGATGTAACTGCGGTGCATCGAGACCTCGACCAACACGACCTCGTAAATGATAGACATCAAAAACAACTCAGTTCAGGTGTTCAATAAAATAGCTTCAGCTGCTAATAAAAAGTTAGCAAAGGAAAGTATTGACCAAATGTTAAGAGAGGTTGCTACTACATTAGCTGCGACAGTTAGAGAGCGTGTACATGAGCAAGGTTTAGATTCTACCGGTCAACCTATCGGAACTTATAGCACTGGTTATATGGTTAAGCGTACCGGTAGTTATAAAAATGCTGGTAAGAATGATGCTGGATTTGCAACTAAAGGTTCAAAGAGTGTGTTTAGCATAAAGAAAAAGAAAGCGGTAAAAACAAAGCAATCTAAACGCATCCTTTATAATAGGTCAAATGATACTAAGGTGATACTATCACTAACGCGTCAAATGGAAAATGATTTCTCTACCGGTGCTAAAAATAAAAACGTATCTAAAATTAGTGGAGGATATGGTATCGGTTGGAAAAATGAAATCAATTTTAAAAAGGCGGAGTGGAATGAAACCAGGTACAAGAAAAAAATCTTTAACCTAACCAAAGAGGAAAAAGACCTTGCAATTAAATTAGCTAACGAAATTTTAAAAGATAAAATCGATGCCATATCTAAAGGAGATAGTAACTGAAATTAACCGACAACTTCAGGTTAATATTATAAACGACAAACTTATTCCGCAGTATACTGGGATTTGCACAGTAGTACCTGTGCTTGACGAAGAGATTAGTCGCTTTCCTACTTTTATGAATGAAGATGGCAACGCTGAATTTAACGCTATTGATGACCGCAAAAACTTTTGTGTGTATCATAAAGTAAATTCTAAAACAATAAACACTTACGAAAGTAATTTTGGTGATGGCAACGATACTAAAAGAATGGTAGTCGATATGTCGCTAATTTGTTTCGCAAAAAAATCACAACTTCGATTAACTTCAGATGAGATAGAAGATTTAATTCTTGCAACTCTACCTACTGAACTACATTATATTTGGGTCTCTCAATATTCAGGACTTTCATTTGTATCAATTGCTGCTACTACTTTAATATCCGATGCATATGAAGTTTGGAACTCTGAGTTTGACAACTATAAATTTATGATTAGGAATGATCAGGCATTATTTAAGTTGAACTATCAAATCGAATTAATATACAGACAAAGCTGCTTACTCACTTGTCAAACTTGTTAAATTAAAAATTATTATGTCTATTTATTATCCTTCAGGTAATTGTGGCGGTACTGGTTCATTACCGGTATACTCATGTTCACCCTGCCCTTCTTACGAATACGGGCGCATCAGATCGGTGGCACTAATTAAAACGTCTTACACTATCCTTAACCCAAGTTCACCTACTGAATGGAACACTGGTATAGCATCAGGTGATATCCGCGTTATTTGGGAAACCCAAGGCAGCTATGACGGTGGGTCGACCTCAGAATTAGCGGGATTTGGAGACCGTGAAACTACAAATGGTGGAACTAAGCACTCATTAACTTGGAAAGACCCAAATTATAAAGAGAATGCTGACTTCTACAACACACTTAGAGATTTATCTGAGTGGACTATTGCATATCGTACATCTAACTCAATTCATATGGTTAATGAGCCTTGCACATTTACACCAAAGAATGATGTTGCTGATGACACTAAGAGCAATGTTGTATGGAATGTTATGGCGGTATGGAGTTCACCTTTATCACCAGTGCCTTATGATATCCCAGCGGGTATCTTTACGAACTGCTACGTAACAACTTAATCTTATGACTACTCGTCAAAAAGATAAACTATCAATGGCGCATCAGGTGATGACCGTGATAGGTCTACCGGTATTAATATTTCTGGTTGGCGATATGTATAAAGATTTTAAGGTGATGCGTGAAAAGTCAATTGAACATACTTCAACGATTGAACAAATTAAAAAGGATGTCGATAGGCATGAAACGCAAATTACGCAGTTAATGCAAAAAGTTTATTAATCAAATAGGCATTTAATCCCGTAAGATTGAGTGCCTTTTTAAATTCTAATAATATGATAAATGTAAGTTTTAAAAATTGGCGCAAGGATGGTATTGGCGCATTAAATGATTTAAGTTATATTTTCTTGGCACTCATTGGTGCTATCCAAGCTGCGGAAGCTATGGGTTACACTATCGATATGCTTTCTCCAAAATCTAAACAAGTTTTGGTAGTTATGGTTATTCTCTTTAAGTTTGTCGAGAAAATGACTGTAAAAACTACTGAACAATGAGAAAGCTATTAGTTATTGGCGGATTTATTTTAATTGTTGGACTTATAATTATTTTAAGCATTCCAAGAAATCCTAAGCCAACTCCTCCACAAAAGGACGGAAAATATAAAGAGGAACTTATCCGGTTAAATGAGCAAATTAAAGGTTATGAAATGACCATAACAGCGCTTGAGGATAGTTTAATAATTCTTGACAGCCTAATTTCAAATAATCAAACCAAAGTTATTTACATAAAAAATAAAGCAAATGAAAAAGCTAATCGTGTTAGTAGTTATAGTTCTAAGCAACTTAACGAGTTTTTGTCAGAGCGCTACAAAGACAGCATCCGATAGTGTAGTAGTAATGAATAAAAAATTGGTCCAGTATATGGTGCAGGATTTAATTCGTTATGATGCCGACAAACAAGCGTTGAATTTGTTGGATAGTAACCTACGCATGAAAGATAATTACATATCAGGTCAGCAAACTTTGATAAATGCTCAACAAGGTACAATAAAAGATTTGCGACAAATGGTAACGCAGTATGAAGTTGGCGAAACGGAATTGCTTGGCAATATTGATAAGTTAAAAAATGACCTTAACAAGAAAAAATCACACCTTCGTTTTTACCAAACAGCAGCCTTTGCCGCAGTTGCTGGAATTTTCATTAACCACTATATGTGGAAGTACAACGGTAAATAACCATGAAATATGGGCGCTATGTCCTAAATGTCTGAGCTACTATGATCAAAGAGAAAAGAGTGTATGTTGTTAGTGTTTTATTGGTGCTAATTGCAGTGTTATTAATGCGAATTTTAGCAGTGCAATTAACTAATTATTGGTTAACACCTAAAATAGGTCATTCATATAGTAGGTATGCAAAAGTATTAGTGAATGATAATGAAGGTGGATTTTATGAAGAGAGTGAATATAACCAGGTAAAAGTTTATAATTACACGAATGATAGTGTTTTTTACATTTTGACCATGTACAATGGGGTTAACTGCAATGATAGCGGAGCATCGACAATAGTCGAATTTGCTGAACTTTACAAGTAGTTTATATAAATTTTGTTGCTGTTTTTCAATTAGTTAGCAATTTATTTAAAATATTTTGCTGATTGTATTAAGTTAGTATATATATTTGCTGACATAAATAACAACAACATGACAACATTCACAAAATCAGAAGCTATTGCACTTGTTAGACAAGGAGCAAAAATCACTCACTCAAACTGGGAGAGTTCAGAATTTATCACTCGTAACTGGCGAGATGGATTTTTACAAGATGAAAATGGTAAGCTTAAAATTGCTACCGAGTTTTTTGAACAACAACCTGACAATGGTTACACTTTATTTGTAGAGGAGGAAGTATGTTACTAATGACGGAATTAGAATATGCTGAGTTCATCTCACCATCTTATACATCAATGATTATTTTAATCATAGTAGTTATTTCACTTTATAATGTAGCAAAGAAATATGCAAACAAATGAACTAAACGCTAATTTGATGGCGGCGCACTTGGTAGGTCACATCGAATATTATTACAAAAAAGCTCTTAAATCAGGTGATAAAGACACTGCATTATTACATTTAGATGCGCTTATTAGAGCGTGTGAATTAAACCCATCAGCATCACATTGGTTAGAAAAATATAAAATAGAATTAAAAAATTATGTCTAAACTACCTACAATTGCCGAACTATTCAATGACAATCTTGAAGAGGCATACAAAAATGAGCAACTTAATTTGCTATTAAACCAAGCACCTCCAGCTACCTGGGTAAAAAAGCATCCTTACATTAAGGATTACAACTATCTGCCGATTGACAAAATCGAGTATTTGCTAAGAAGAGTTTTTAAGCAATATAAGATTGAAGTATTACGCGAAGGCACTTCGTTTAATGGTGTGTATGTAGTTGTCCGCGTTCACTATCTTAACCCAATTACTAACGAGATGTGTTATCATGATGGTATAGGTGCTCAACAATTGCAAACTAAACAAGGTGCATCAGCTGCGGACTTGGCTAACATTAATAACGGTGCTTTGTCGATGGCTTTCCCAATAGCTAAAACAATCGCAATTAAAGACGCGTGTGATCACTTTGGTAACTTGTTTGGTGCTAACCTTAACCGAAAAGATACGGTTGCTTATACACCTGATAAATCAGTAATTGACGCAAAAGAGCAAAGAGTGTTAGCGCTGATTAATACCAGCAAAAAAGTGGATGACCTAATGTCTATTAAAGAAATTATACCGGTTGCCCTCCAGGATGACTTTAACAATAAACTAAAGGAGTTAGAAAAATGAAATTCAGATGTTCAGCATTAGGTAACCTTATGGTCGAGCCTAAGTTAAAATCGGAAACTTTATCCGAAACTACTAAAACTTACTTGCGCGAAAAGTACATTTTTGAAAAATATAAGCGCTCAAAGTTTGTAGAAAGTAAATATATGACAAAAGGCACGGAAGTGGAGGAGGAAAGTTTAACGCTACTATCAATTGTTACGCGTAAGCTTTATAACAAGAATGAGAAGCTTCTTTGGAATGATTGGGTGATAGGCACACCGGACACATACGAAGGTGATACAATTGAGAATGCTATTACTATTATCGATATAAAATCATCCTGGGATATATTCACATTTTTTGCCTCCAAAGAAGAGAAATTAAATAAGATGTACTATTGGCAATTACAAGGTTATATGTGGCTTACTGGAGCAAAAGTTGCGCATCTTGCCTATTGTCTTATCAATACACCGCAAAAGTTAGTAGACGATGAAATTCGTAAGTTGACATTTAAGTATATGTCAGAAGATGAGTTTAAATTAGCCGAGCAAAATATTATTAAAAACGCATCTTATAATGACTTGCCCTACGAAGAGAAAATTCATACAATTACAATTGATAGAAATGACGATGACATCGAGAAACTTAAACTTAAAATTGAAGAGTGCCGAAAATATATCAGCGAAAAGTATGGTTACGAATCCTGATCATTATGGCGGTGACCAACCATATGAAGTTATAAAAGTGATTGAAGCTTGGGAATGTAACTTTAACATAGGTAACGCCATTAAATATTTAGGTAGATATAAAAAGAAATTTAACCCAACCGAGGACCTTAAAAAAGCGCTTTGGTATATTCAAAGAGAAATTATGATTATCGAATTAGAAGGCGCATTTGAGCGCTGGTTAGCCGACCATCTACAAAAAGGCACTATTAAGCAAATCGATGGAATGTTTGTCTATGGTGATAGACGCGTAAGCAAATTTGAACTTCAATTAATATTTAAACAAACAATTAAAAAATGAGAAATAGAAGTTTAAACAGCATCCAACCAGGTACATCATTCCGATACGATTTTGAAGTAGTCAATAAGGTATTTGCTAAAATCGGTAAAGAGTGCAACTTAAATAATATCGTATGTTATATCAAAATAGACCCAATTCTAAAACTTCAGGCATACCAAATGTTAGCCGGGTTAGAAGGTTACACAATGTCCGACTTGTTAAATGACTGTCTACAAAATTACTTGGACAAATGCGCTAAAAGAAACCTAAAAATTGATACCCAACACCATTCTTTTTCCCAAATAATTGAGCAAGAATTGAAGGAATGGCTTAATTTAGAAGGATGAAATTAGTGAGGTATAATTATGTAGTGCTTTATTCAGCTTGTAACGAGTTTAGAGAAATCCTATGGAACGGCGTAATATTCTATATGAATGATGAGTTTCCGATTGATGAGTTCCAGTATTTATTAGATAGCGGATTTATATGGGGAAGAGAGGCGTCAGTAACTGAAAAAGCAATGTGTTATCATACCTACGACACAACAAACCATTCAGCGTGTAGTTTAAACGGAGTGCAATTTTATTTAGATTATGAAAGAAAGTATTAAAAAAGAAATATTAGCGGTTTATCCACATATGGACACTAAAGAGATTGTCAAAAAGTACAATGTATCGATAACCAAAATATATAATTTAACACACTACCATAATGTTAAAAAATCGCAAGAATATCTTGACAACTGGAAGCTATCAGGTAGAGGTCGAATGATACACCACGGAGCTAAACACCGGTACGAAAAAGGCAATGTACCATTTAATAAAGGTAAAAAAATAAGTGACTACCTGGATAAAGAGGTAATTGAGAAAATCCAAAAGACAACTTTTAAAAAAGGTAATCTACCTCATAATACTTTATCCGATGGGGCGGTTACTTTGAGGCGCGATAAAACTGGTATATCATATTATTATTACCGGATCAGCAAGGCTAAATGGATGCCATATCACCATAAACTATGGATAGATGTCCACGGCGAAATTCCAAAAGGTTACATAGTAGTTTTTAAGGACCGCAATACTTTAAACTGCAAACTTGAAAATTTGGAACTAATTACCAGGCGCGAAAATATGCAACGCAATTCCATCCAGCGCTATCCTAATGAAATCAGACAAACAATAAAAACATTAACTAAACTTAAAAAAACAATCAATGGCAAGGAACAAAATTAACGACTTAAGAAATCATTTATTTGAAGTAATTGAAATGCTAAAAGATGAAGAGCAAAATTCGATGACTATCGAAAAAGCAAAAGCAATTGTAGATGTTAGCCAGGCTATCATTAACACAGCTAAAGTTGAAGTGGATTACATCCGCGCAACGGATGGTGTGCGTAGGACTAACTATGAAACTGAATTTCTAAACTCTAATCTACTTGAAAATGAAAAAAATTAACATCGACCTATTAATTAAATTCTTGCAAGTTCGTAGGTATAATGGAGTGCCGACAAAAATTGATATTTTAGCATCAATATCTAAAACTCAAACTCGTACATTAACTCCCCCAAACTGGCAATGGCATTAAAAAAAACTGAAAAAGAAAAGTTAGCAATGACACTATCACTTCTTGTAAATGAGTTTAACCAGCTTAAAAAAAATGGTCAGTTTAAGGAATGCATAGGCATCGAGAAAGCAATTGACATTATTAAACAAGTTTACAAATGACTAAATGTGACGGCATCGAATGCCCAATTAAACACCAATGCGCAAGGTTTACTATTAAAGCTGAGGATATCCAGTGTTATCTAACCTATCCTCCTTATAAGGATGGCAACTGTAAATTTTATATCTCGACTAAACCCGAAATAAAAAAAGTTAAAAAATAGTTGTCATTTTGTATATATTGAATTACTTTTACAAAAAAAAATTATGAAGCTACTGACTAAACAACTGATTGACCTGGTAAACCAGGATTTATCAAAAGAGCAATTGATTGCTGAAATTACTAAAATGCAAAGCTTAGAGATTGAGCATATATCTCAGGCATTCCGCACCGGTTGGATAACTCAAGACAAATGGAGTTTAGACCTTGAGATTTATGACCATATTATGTCGCGTTACAATGAGGAAAGTATGACTTATGATGAATATTATTCATTAAAGAAAAGTGTTAATTTTTGGAAAAAAGTTAATGATATTACTAAAGGAGGTCAAGATGCCTAAGCAAACCGTTACAATTTGTAACCAACTGAAATAGTGCAAGGAGAAGCACTGCATAGATAAAAAATCCTGACAGCTTGGAAAGACAAGCATTTATAAATGAAAATTTACATCGCAATATTATCAGGTATAATTACTTATCTAATTTTAAAAATATTAAATCCTAAGAAAAAATGAAAACCTATCCAAACAATGCAGCGTTTAATGAAATAACAGGTCTAACTAAACGTGAATATTTTGCCGCTATGATAATTAGTAGTCACTGGGCGGATAATAACGAAAATTCAGGATTTACTGCTGAAGATTATGCAAAAATATCAGTTGAAATGGCTGATGCTTTAATTGAAGCTTTGAATAAAGATAGTAGTCCGAAACCATCGGACATCTAATTGAACTATTCGGTTTTTTCGACCAGTTGGTGTAAGCGGGAATGAATACCGCCACGGGTAACAACCATATGTCTAAGATTAACTAAAGGCTAATCGAAGCGTGGAAAATATGGGGATGAGAGTTCGAACCTCTCACTGGTCACTAACACTAATCTTAAAAAAATGAAAAAACTATTATTATTGTTACTTTTAAGTAACGTGGCTTATGCCCAGGACTCTTTATACACTAAAGAGCAACTAACAGCTACCGGTAAGTTATCTTTAACTACCATTTATCTCAACCAATGTAACCAGCTTGTAACACTATTGCCTAAAGTAGTGTTTAACGATTACAATTTTAAAAATGACATCCCGGTAAACAAGTTTGTTACAAAAAGACGCGAGAATGTTAATGATGCAACAGTTAAATTTAATGCCTACTATTCTGAAAATTACCGCGATATTACACCATATGCCGACAAAAAAGAATTAGTAGATGGCATCCTTTACTTACAAGGTATTATTGAAAAATTAAAAGGAGGTGTAAAATGAGCTTATTAAAATTAATTCGCGAAAAGCATAAAGAGTTAGATCATTTTGATTTTTATAATTGGGTACAATTAAACGATTGGGAGATGCTGATGGAGGAAGAGAAAGCTTTAATTGATGCC